TCATCGAGGGATGAACACGCCGTCGAGGTGAACGAACGCGGGCGGGGCGCCGGCCCCGGTCGTCCCGTTCGTCACGATCCCGTCCATGAAGATCTCCCCGGCCGGGTTGATGCGGATCTTCGCCGCCTGACCCTCCGTGGTGGTGTTGCAGATGAACCGCACCGTCTTGGCCGGACTTGCCAGGGGTGGGAGCGCACCGATCTTGTTCCCCGACAGCCACCCGCCTGTCTTCTTCTGGCTCCCGCCGCGGAGCTGCACCCCACCGACGGTGGGGATCCAGGAGAACGGGTAGACCCCGCCACCGTTCTCCGCCGACGACAGGTGGGTGATGTTCGTCCACACCGGCTGCGGCGCATTCGCGAGCAGGTTCATCCACTCCGCCGACAAGGCGTCGTTGAGGCGCCGCACCCACAGGGCTTCACCGATCTGCACGACCGTGCCCACATCGGACAGGTACGAGCGGACCAGGTTGTCCCTCGCGAACGCGCCACCGTTCATGGCCCACACCCGCAGATCGTTCACGACCTGCACCGCGGACGACCCGGCCGTGACCTTCACCAGCGCGAGCGGCTGATCATCCAGCACACCCACGTTCGTGTTGCGCGACGGGAGCGACTGCGACGACCCACCCTCGACGACTGCGAACTCGGATGTCATCGTGCCGCCCCAGGTGCGCCGCATCACGACCATGTCGTAGCGGACCCCGGTTGGCACCGACGCGAACGTGAGCGTCTCGACGTCGTCGGAAGAGTCGAGGATGCCCGGCCCCCAGCCGCCACCGGCCGCGATCGACACCACCCGGGTTCCCGCCGACGGTGTCACCCGCCACGACCCCGACGACGTCACACCGTACCGGCACGAACCGAGACGGTAGATCGCCCGAGCCCACTCGGTCTGGTCGACACTGCCGGCGTATCCGATGCTCGTGATCGTCATCAGCGTCCTCCTTGATCGCGGACACGCCGCGCCAACTGTCCGATCGCGGACCCCAAACGGGAATCCACGTCCACCTCGAGCGACCCGACATGCGGGGTCACGACCAGCCCGTTCTCAGGGGTCTCGTCGAACGTGATCCGGGTGATCACATCCGTCTTCTGCACCATGCCCAGATCGATCTCAAGCCGGGTGCCGAGCACGTACTTGCCGTACCGGAACCACGACGACTCATTCAGCTCGATCGCGACCGATGCCTGACCGGCGCCCGCGGCGAGCGCCTCAGCCCCGTCCGGATCGAGCGGTTCACCGTCAGCCATCCGGGAGTCCTTGAACACCTCGGCAGGCTGCCCCCACGTGGCCTCACGGCCCGTGTCGACGAACTCGGCGAACTCCCGCGCCGTCCCCTCGCCGGAGCCACCGACGACATCACGGGTCACGGTGGGCATGCTGATCTTCCACCGGTACTTCTCGATCAGACCGGTGTCGAACGTCAGCACCCGGGGGAACAGGTCACCCTGAGTGACGTCAACCACGCCGTCCTGGATGGACCAGGTCAGCAAGTCCTGGTCGACGAGCGGCTTCAGCTTGTCGACGAGCGGGTGCATGCGGAACTCCACACGCCGCCCAGGCGTGCCCAGGTTCGCCGACGACGGGATCGACCAGCCCAGGCCGAGCCGGTCGCTCAGATCCGCGCACGCCGCTTTGACGACGGTCTCCGTGTGCCCCGTGTACCGGGCGTACTCGTTCGTCTGTGCGGTGATCGCGGCATCCGGTGTCTGCCACCCCAGCAGGCGGAACAGGCGGAAGTCGTCCTCCACCCGCAGTATCCCTGCGCCCTGCGGCCACTCGCCTTCACGGGACTCGATGACACCGCCCATCAGGTGCGAACCGTCCTCGTACAGGCACCGCAGCCGGTGACCGTCCTGCACCTTCCCCCACACCGGGTCGTCTTCGTCGAACACCAGCTCCGCGAACGACACATCGTTCTGCAGCAACTCGACATGCGACTCGTTCGGCACCAGCTGGCTGACGAACGCGCCCCCGGCCGTCTCCAATGCGAACCCGAGCATCAGAACGCCCGAAAGTACAGCGGGGTCAGCGAGACGGACACGCTGCCCTCCCCCGTTGCCAGCACGTGCAGCGACGTCGTCGCCTTCGCCGGGATCGGCGCGAACCGCTGGAACCCGAGATCCTCGGTCACGTCGACACCGTTCAGCGTCGCCGTGATGTTCCGCGGGTCCGTATCGATCAGCAGGGTCTCCCCCTCGGCGACCGCAAACGGCACATCGATGACCCGCGACCCGACACCGAGCTCGATGTCATCCGCCGGCCCGACGACCGTCCACACCGGGTACGCGTCCACGTCGCCCGGATTCGTGAACGACGCCGTCGTGGGCGAGTTCGATGCGGAGATGTGGAACGGCGGCGAACCTTCCGCGTCGAAGAAGTCGACCTCTTCGACGGCCGACCACGGGCCGGCGCTGATCGGGTCGCCGGACCAGTAGGGCCGGTCGGCTTCGAGGGTCACCCCGTAGATACCGAGACCGCGCGCGTAGGGGTCGAGCGGATGAGTGTGCGGGTCCTCGAAGGTGCCGGTGAGGCGGACACGGCGGACCTGTGTGCCGGCCTGCACTTGCCACTCGCCGTGCCGCGAAGGGTGGATCGTGTTGAAGAACCGATCCTGCAGCACACGCCACTCCTCCGACGACTGCGCCCGAATGCGCAACGGCCAGAAGACCGCCCGCTCAAGTGCTTGCCACCCGCGAGGACGCTTCCCTGGGAACGCCGACGACCGGGACGACCACTTCTCGATCGGCGGGAAGTGGAGCCCCTCGACGCCGTCACGGAGCAGCCTCACGCCCTCCTCGCCGGTACCGAGGTCCCAGGTCGAACCGTCCCAGCCGACCCACACCATCGAGAGGTGCTGCCAGGGAGATGGCCGCGGATCGGGGACTACGACCGGGCGCGCCAGGATAAGGACCATCAGCTACACCCTCTCCGCGTCCGACAGGCGCGTCGCCATCGCCCGACGACGTCGACGCTCGGCGGCCTCGAACAGCTCGTCGGCGGTCGGCGCGTAGATCCCGTGGAACTCGTACCTGTCGCCACCCCGAGCGGTCCCGCCACCAGCCGCGTTGGGTGACGTGGACTGGTACGGGCTGAGCACACCGGTCAGGTCCGGCCTCGCCATACCCGACGTCCACTGCTCCATCACCGCAGACCCGGACTCCTTCAGCCCGGTCCACCCAGCACCAGAGAACGGGCCCCGCTTCGCCGGCGAGTTCGGGAAGAATCCCTGCACCCACGACATCAGCCCACTGACCGCGTCGCCGACCGGGCTGAACATGTCGTTGATGCCATCGATGAAGCCCTGGATGATCGACCGCCCCGACTGGTACAGCCAGTCACCCGCGCCGGCGAAGAACCCGCCGATCCGCCCCGGGAGCGCTCGGAACCAGCCGATGACCTCCTGGGTCGTGTTCCACACCCCCGTGCCGAACTGCCTCACATGGAAGATCGCGAGCCCCAGATTCACACCGATACCGCCGGCGAGATCCGCCACTGCCCGGAGGATGTCGCCGACCGGGCCCGGGATCGCGAGGACCTCCTCCAGGAACTCCGCGAGCGACGTGTCACCGGACAACAGCCCGAACAGAGTCTCAGCGGCCGTGAACCAACCACCGAACCACTGCGTCACCCACAGCGCTGCCGGGGCGAGCTTGTTCGTCAGATCGATCACCGCAGGAAGGGTGTCGGCCATCGACTTGAACAGGTCAGGCAGCAGCGGCAGCACGTCCGTCGCAAGGTCCCTCAACGCCGGCACAGCGTCCTCGAACATCGCGGCGAGCTCCGGGCCATGCTCCTCGACCAGATCAGCGATCGCGGGCAGGACGTCGTCGGCGAGAACGGTGGCGAGCTCGGACGCGATCGGGAGGAACGCGGTGCCGATCTTCGCCTGAAGGTCGTCCCACGTCGCCGCGTTGATGCGGTTCTGGTTCGCGAGCTCGTCGGAGGTGTTCGCGAAGTCGCCCTGCACTTCAGCGGTCTGCTCCATCAGGGCGCCGTAGCGGGCGAGGATCTTCTGTTGCTCGGTGAGCTCGGCGCCGGGCTCCGCGATTCCGTTCGCGTATGCGAACGCCTCGACTGTCGCCGCGGACAGGTCTCTGCCGTATCGGCGCAGGGGCTCGGTCTCGCCGGCAAGTCCGGACTGGAACAGCAGCAGCGCTTCAGCGACGTCGAGGTTCATGACTGACGCGAAGTCGGTCGCTCGTCCGAGGAGCGACTCGAAGGTGCCCGCGACATCGCCACTCTCGCCCGCGATGCTCTTCGCGAACGACGAGAACTGCACGGCGTACTGGTTGAGCTCCCGCTTGCTCAGCCCGAAGGTCTTCGCGCTCGTGTCACCGAGTGCGAGGATCTGGTCGGCGATCGGACCGTACGAGACGTCGACCGCGTTGACCGACTCGTTCAGGTCTGAGGCGATATCGACGGTGCCGATCGCGAACGAGATACCGGCGCGGATACCGGCGCCGATCGCGTAGCCGATCTGCGAGGTGAGCTCCGACGCCAGGTTGCCGAGCGCGGAGCCCAGGAACGACCCGCGGAATACCTCACTGAAGCCGGTCGAGAAGCGTCGCGCACCCGTCCGGCCGGCCTCAGCGAGCTGGTCCCCCGTCCGATCTGCGGCGTCCGCGAGGTTCGCCTGAGCCTGCCGCAGATCGTTCGTGGACCCGCGGGTGTCGTCCTGCGCCTTCTCGAGCTGCCGGTTCGCGGTCGCAAGCCGTTCCTCGGCGCGGATCACCTGCGACGTGTCGTCGCTGTACCGCTCGCGCGCTTCGGCGAGCTGCCGCTCAGCGAGGCGGACCTTGCCTGCGGCGTCCTGCTCCTTCAGCCGGGCGGCAGAGACCAGGCGGGCGGACTTCGAGACGGACTGCTCGAGCTCGCGGGTCGCCTTGTCGGTGAATCCCTTCGACTCCCCCTCGAACGCCTTCCGGAATCCGGTGCCGGTCTCCTTCCCGGAGGCCGTGCCTTCCTTGGACCAGACCGACCGGAACCCCTTCGTCGACGTCTTCGCCGCCGAGTCGGTCTCCTTGGTGACCGCGGTGCGGAACCCCTTGAACGTGGGGACGACCGCGACCGCACCCTGACCGACCTGGGGCATCGACATGCGGGGCTCCTATCGGTCGGCGAACGCAGACCGGCGTTCGAGCTGCGCTTCGAGTTCCGCCCTTCTCTCGGGCGTCACATCGGCGTTCGGGTCCGGCGGCTCCCAGATGTGCGGGAGCTCGATCAGCGGAGCCTTGTCCTTCTTGTGCGAGTTCATGAACCACTCGGCATGCCGGATCGCCGCGAAGTCTGCCAGCGACGCGGTCTCGGTGAACCCGTGGCGGAGCATGTGCGTGTGCGACCCGGACTCCCGACGCAGCTCGAGGATCAGCAGCCACGCCTCGCCGTACGGGATCGACCAGCCGACCTCGTTCACCGAGACCCCGAAGTAGCGGCGGAAGTCGAACGTGAACTCGGGGCGGTGCTCCTCGATCAGTTCGAGGAGCGCTGCGCTTCCCCCACGGAGGCCTGCTGCTTCTCTCGCCACGCCTGGAAGTACGCCATCGCGATCGCGACGCTCTCGAAGATGTCGAGCTCGTCGATCTGCGCGATTGTGTCCTCGTCGCCGATGCCGTCGATGAGGATCAGGAACAGCTCAAGATTGTCCCCTTCGGCGCGGAGCACCTGCTTGAACACGCTCGTCTTGAACCGCATGGGGACGACGAGTAGCCCGTCGCTCGTGACCGCGTGGAACTCCTCGCCGACGACGTAGAACGTCGGGCGGTCCGCGCCAGGATCCTCATCGAAGACGGGGATCGGGTCGCGCTCGGGCTTCGGCTTGGCGGTCTTGGTCTTGCTCATGGTGTGGGTGTCCTTTCGTGGGTGAGGTGTGGGTGGGTGTTGGAGCGGGCGGCGGTGTCACCCACGATCACCGCCGCCCGCCGTCTCTCAGGAGCCGGAGCCGTCCTCGGCGGGGAGGACCCACTCGCCGAAGTGCTTGTTGCCGACGCCCGCGTGGCGCTGGATCTCGAAGATCAGCGCGTTGCCGTTGACCTCGCCACGCGTCGACCGGTCCTCCGTCGACGACTGCAGCTGGATCGACGGGGCGACGCGGCGCCGGATGGCACCGTTCTTGAAGATCTCCTCGGTGAACACCACCCACCGGGTCGAGACGCCGCCGCCGTCGACCTCGGTGTAGCCGTTCACGTCAGGCGCGTCGCCCGCGATGAGTTCGCGCAGCAGATCGTTGAGGATCTCCGCCGCGGTGACCGACAGGGTGACGTCGGCGAGGCCCGAAGGCTCCGAGTAGCCGTCCTGCCAGAACTCGATGGGGTCGCCCGACGCGGCCCACGCGAACTGCGGGCCGCCGTCCTGCTTCAGCAGGCCGAGCTTGCGGAACGCCGGATCGAGGACCAGGTCGTCCGTGGCGCCCTCAGCGGGCGTCGGGATCACTGTCCCGTAGGGTGCGAGGCCGATCGATCCCGTCACCGGGATGCCGACCGCGAGGATGTCGTTGCCGTGTTCGTCGGCAGTCATGCTCATCTCCTTGGATGCGGTCGCCCCGGGTGTGCCGGAGCGGGATTGATGGTGTGGTGGGCGGATGCCCGGTGTGGGTGAAGATCAGATGCCGCGGCCGGCGATCGCGAACGTCGCCGTCGCGTACGCGCGCGCCTTCGGCTGCGACTCCTGCACAAGCACAGGGCTCGTGCGCGAGAGCAGCGCGGCGAACGGATTGGCAGGGTCGCCTGAGGGGATCTGCGACAGCAGCGCGTGCACGATCCGCGCGAGGTCTTTCGCGACCTTCGGGTTCTCCTTCGAGCCCGCGAGCACGGTGAAGCCGAGCGAGGCCTCCGCAGTGATGAACGACGTATCCGTTGCGCCGTCATCGCGGATCACGAGCAGCTTCTCGGGGAGGTCATCGGTGGGTGGCTCGACACGCACCACCTCGACGTCGGCGCACTCTGGTTCAGGACGCTCTGCCAACGCGGTGCGGAACCATTCGAGCAGGTAGAGCTCGAGGTCGTCGTACGCGATCAGCGGGTCGCTCATCGCCGCCCCCTTGCGTTGGCTCGCAGCGCGCGCGCCAGGTTCCCGGTCTTCGACTCGATGAGCATCGTCTTCTTGTCTCGGCCCTCGACGAGCGCGACAGCGCGACGCTGGTACTTCACCCGCACTCGGATGCCATTGCGATACGCCTGGGTGTCTGACGGCGCGGTCGCGCGCGCCGTCGCAGCGATCCGCTGCGCGGCCTCGACGGTGATACGCACGACGCCAGGCGAACGAGACAGCTGCTCGAAGTAGGCGTTGTTGAACTTGACCGGCTGAGCCACGGATCTCGCCTCTCAGCCGAGGGTGTGATCGAGCGGCACCTCACGCCCCGGCCGCCATCCGGTGAACGGGTTCTTCGGCGAAGACGGGAGCTCGTTGACATACAGGGTCAGGTCGCCGGCACGAATCCGGTCTCCGACTTGCACGTCCGCGTCAGGGTCAGTGAGGAACAGTGCCTTCCCGGAACTGATCGCCGATCGAGCGCCGTCGCTGACCGTCGATGACGAGATGTCGTCGACGAACGCCTCAGTCAGCACGAGCGTGTCGGCGTCGCTCCATGCGCCCGGGACTGTCGCGTCGGGGTTGTACGGGTCTGTCATCAGTGGCCGGCGGTCCCGGTAGACGGTGTCGCCGTGCGCGAACGACATACCATCCTCGGCGAGGGCGACCTCATCGAGCCACGACATCACGCACCCCAATTGAGCCTGTACGGCTCCAGAAGCGCCTTCTCCGACTCCAGGAGCGGAACACTCAGCGCGGCCCCGTCCCGGCCCGTGCCGAGTCGCGCAGAGGCCGATCCGACCGACTGCTGCACGAACGCCGACGACGCTGCGCCCCGCTTCGTCAGAGTCACGATCAGCGCCGCGATGTCGGCCACACTCTCGAGCGGGTAGCCGTGGGTCAGGGTGATCTCGATCGAGCCGAGGTCACACGACCAACCGGAGGCAAGAGTCATCACGCCAGTGCGGCGGCTGAACTTCACCCGGGAGGTCACGTCGACCCCGTCGTTCTTGACCAGGGTGACCGCCTCGACCCGCTGAGACGGCAGGAGCAGCGCGACGCCACCCCTGCCGTCCAGCACGAGGGTTTCGGTGATGACGGGCGCGACGTGCCAGCCGCACTCCGAGCGAATCGACTGGGTCGCCGCCTTCATCCAGAAAGCGGCGTCCACAATCGTGTTCGCATCGACGATGAGAGGAATCGTCACGCCCCGTCACCTCCTACTTGTCGGCCGGCTTCGCGGCCTTGTTCTTCGGCTTTCCGCCCTTGAGGCCGGCCCACCACGACGGCTTCTCACCGTCGACGACGGGCTCCGGCTCGCTGGCCGGCGCCGGATCGAGAGCCGACTCCGCGGGCACGGCAGGGACCTCCGCGAGGAGGCCCCGCCGCTTCGCGTCGTCGACGCGGTAGCGAACGCCGCCGATGGTGACCATCGACATGGCGATCAGCTACCGGCGAGCGAGCCCACCACGAGGCGGGACGGCTTCCAGATGACCTGCGCCGCGCGGAGTTCCGCACGCACGTAGGTCATGTTGCGCTGCGCGAAGTCCTTGTGCTGGTTGAACGCCTGCACAGCGAGACCCTCGCGGTCGAGCAGCGCGACCTGGCGCCAGTCGCCGAGGATGAACTGCCCGGGCTCCAGCCGCTCCGAGGTGACGCGGGGACGGCCCCACAGGGTCTGCGGGCCGGTGCCGAACGGGCCCTGCCCGTAGAACCGATCGTTGAGATCCTGCATGAGGTCGATCTCCTCGTCGTCCTCCGGCGAGAGCACGATGCCGGTGACGGTTCCGCCCTGCAGGCGGGTCACCTTCGTGATCGCGCGGCGGGCGGCCTTCACGAGGTCCATCGGGTCGGACGACGCGATCTCCTGCTCCTGGACGCCGGTGGTGTGCAGGATGCCCTTGGGCTGTCCCGACAGGCCGGTGCCGTTGAGGAGGTAGTCCTCGATGACCGAGTCGAGCGAGTACTCGAGCTCGGTCTCCAGGTAGGACGCGAACGCCGGCGCGTCGGCGAGGAGCTGGTTGGTCACCTCGTAGCCGTCGGCGTAAGTGAAGACCTTCGCGTCCTGGAGTTCGGTCGAGATCTCCGACACCGGCTTGAGGGCGTCGTCGTCGGTGGCGGACTCCGCCTCCGGGACGATGTCCGCGTTCCGGGTGACTGCGGTGACCTGCACGTACTCGAAGTTCCCGGCGGTCTGGCCGCGCGAGATCAGGTCGAGCAGGGTGAGCCGCGGACGGTCAACGAGGTCGACCATCGGGACACGGATGTCCTGGATCCGCGCGGTCGTCGTGGTCAGCGCCTTGGCGCTGCGACGGTTCGCGAAGAACTCCTTCATCGTGCCGATGCGGGCCGACTCGATCTTGACCGGCGTGCCCTGTCCGATCGAGCCGCCGGGGAACTTCTTCGCAAAGTCGGCGTACTGCTGCGACTTCGTGAACCGCTCACCGATCGGGACGCTCTTGAAGTCGTCCGGGTTGTCCTCGGCGGAGTCGTCCGACTTGCCGTGTTCGACGAGGTCGGCGAGAGCCTTCTCAGACTTCTCGATCCGCTCGATCTTCGCCTTGAGGTCGGTGGCCTCGGCGGACTTCGCCTCGATCGCCGTGAGTTCCTCGTCGGTGAAGTCGCGGCCCTCGGCCTTCGCCTTCGACTGGATCTCGAGGAGCTCCTTCTGGAGTGCCGCGAGCATCTGCTTGAGATTCATCGGAATCCCTTTCTGCCCCTCTAGAGGGCTTTGGTGATGTTGATGATTCCCAGGTGCTGCTTCGACTGCTCCGTCGTCCGCTCGTCGGCCTTGGCCCCTGCGGGCTCGTCGGTCTTGGCGTTGGCCGGGTCGTCTTCTGTGCCCTGGTCTTCGCCGTCCACGGACTCATCGAGAGCCGCGGCCGGGTCGTCCGCCTTGCGGCGGGCGTCTGTGAGCGCCGCGCGCGCCGCCTCCTGGGCGGACTTCACGGCGAGGATCTCGGTCTCCTGGTTCGCCCCGACCGGGACGATGGAGATCTCGTGGATCTTCAGCTTGCGCAGCTCGTAGTAGCTGACGGTCTTGCCGTCCTCGGTCTTCTCGACCCAGCCGGCCTCGACGATGTCGTACGCGAACGACATCTGCCGAACGCGGCCCTCGCGCATGAGCTTGTAGGTGTACGCCGCGTACGAGTTCTCGAGGTCGAGCTGCCCGTCGACGAGCGCCCCGAAGTCGTCCTCTGCCACCTCGAGCGAGGCCCCGAGATTGAGCATCGGGTCGTCCATGCGATGGCGCCAGTAGATCGGGATGCCCGACCCCTTCGGCCCCCACCGGTCGAGGTCGTCGGCGAACGCGCCCTTGACGACCATGTCGCCGTAGGAGTCCACGTTCCCGAACACCGAGAAGTAGGCCTGGAAGCGGCCCGAGTCCTCGTCGCCAACCGCCTTGACTTCAACGGCGAGCGTCTTCGTGAGCATCGTCATGATGCTTCCCCTTCCGCGAGGAGCTCCCGCTCCGACTGGTCGTTAACGAGCCGCGAGACTGCGGCCGCCCTGGTGATCTCCATCCCCGCCTTGGCCAGGGCCTTCGCGAGTTCGCCATCCCACCGCCCGCGGTCCCACCAGTCGAGGACACCCGCCGCCTTCTGCGACGAGATGACCTGGCGCTGACGCGCCTTGAACTCCGTCAACAGATCTGTCAGCGCCTTCGTGTCTTCGTCCTCGCGGACGGTGACGGGAAGCAGACCGAGATGCGCGATCGGATCGAGGCCAACAGCCGACAGTGACGCCTGCGGCTCGAAACCGGCACGAATCAGCGCCGTCGCCGACGTGATCAGACGCTGGATCTCCTCGGCCGTCTTCGACATCGACCCGCCACCACCGGCCGTCTCGCCGTCCTGCGGCGAGGCCTGACCGCCGACGAGGACGTTCAGCGGAGTGATCAGCTCGTCGGTGCCTTCGAGGTGAGCGAGGTTCAGACGCGATCGCGCCTCCGCGCGAGTAACGACGGGACCGCCGACAGCGGTCGACAGGTAGTCGATCTGCTCGTCGAACGATCCGCGCAACTTCGCCTCGAGGTTCGCCTCGATGTACACCGCGCGACCGCCGGCCATCAGCGGCACGAGCGTCGCGTTGAGTGACTGCTCCCACGCCGCGTAGTACGGGCCGAGGTTCGGACCGTAGAGCATCTCCTTGAACGCCTTGATGTTCGCGAAGGTGCCCTCACGCGCGCCGACGAGCTCAGGCGCGATGTAGTACGCCGAGCACACCTCGATGTCGGCGAGCTTCCGGCCCTCAAGGTCGAGGGTGTCGCGCGGGCGGAACGCGGTGATCTCCTTCAGCGTCATCCCGTCCTCGAGGATGGGCGTGCCGCCCTCCTCGCCGCCGCCCTTCACGAACGACCGCCACGACGTCTTGAACCGGGCGAACGGTCCCTCCTTGAACTCGCCGGCCTCCCTCGGCCGTTCGATGACCATCGGGACCCGCGCGCCGTTCTTCCAGACCGCCCGGCGGTATGCCACCGACTCGGTCTGCTCGTTGAGGATGTCCTGCAGAGTGCGCAGCGGCGACGTGCCGTTCGCACCCTTCTCGGAGTAGCCGACGTCGATGAGGTAGTTCTTTGGGTCGTGATCGGAGGTCTGCCCGTTCTCCCCCGTGATGAGAACCTTCTCGATCCGGCCGAGCCAGTCGGACTTGAACCGGACGCGGCGCGCCGGGATGCGGACGAGCTCCCACCCGTCTGCGTGCTCAACGATCTGCGCGCACCACCGGTCGTTGATCAGACCGTCGATGAGGAGCGACTCCCAGAACCGGTAGGGCGTGATCCCCGGTGCGCGTGTGGGGCGCCGGAGCAGGTCCGCAAGATCACCGGTGCGGATACGGGTGCGGTCGTCGTTCGAGGCACGCTCGAACAGGTGCAGCGGTGTCGACGCAAGCTGCCGGGCGATGAACCCGACGACCTTGCGCACAGACGGCTGGTTCTTCCACGCGGGCCCGTAGCTGTCTGTCGCCCAGTCGCTGAGCGGAACGCCCGGGTCGACGATCTCGATGCCACTGCGGCCGAGGTGCTCGCCGAGATCGCTGAGGGTCTCGAAGTACGCCATCACGCCACCGCCTGCACGTAGTTGACCCGCGACGCGGGGATGAGGACCATGCCGGCGATCGGCTTCGGATCTGTCGAGCTGACATCGACGGCGTCGACGAGCGTCACGAACGACCTCGTCGCGGACTCAAGCACCCCGCGCACAGTCGCGCCGGTCGACGAGATCACGACGGTCTTCCCAGTGAGCAGCTTCAGCTCACGCATCGACTCCCCCTCTCACACGACCAGCAGCTCGTGGTCCTCGTAGGCGCTGACGACGGGCTCTGTGGGGAGCACAGTCTCGACGCCGTACAGCGCGTTCGTCACCGATACGGCCGGCGCGACGTCGACGATCGATGCCTCTCGGTCCCAGACGTCGAGGCCGGCCAGCTTCTTCGTGACCCCACCGGCGATCGCCATGTTGAGGATGGGCTGCGCCCGGTGGCGCACGAGCCGGTCGCGGGTTCGGTCCTTCAGACGACCGGCCGAGTTCAGCATGGTCGTACCACCGAGCTCGACGACCTCCAGGTCAGTCCGCTCCTTGAACTCCTTGATGAAGTCCGACGCCGGGCACCCGCGGGCCTGAACGACGACGTGTGTGATGCCGTTGCGTTCCGCGATCTTCACAGCCTCAGCCACGACCCACAGCATGCCGGCGCGCATGCGGACCACCTCGAGGTGGATCGCGCCGTCCTCGCGGACCCCCGCGACGCTGATGTAGCTCATCGATCGGTTCCACGACGTGTCGACGCCCAGCACCATGTGCGCACCGTCAGGGATCTCCGAGCCGATCGACACCAGGCGGCCGCGGTTGTCGAGCTCAGGCCCGTCCGCGACGCCCTCCCAGGAAGGCCCGTCGATGTACGGGTCGACCATCGAGTCGACCCACTGGCAGAGGATCTCGGTCCGCTTCGTCGCCTCCGGCTCGTCGCCGAGAAGATCCGACCAGATCGACTCAAAGAACATCGGCTTGTAGCCGACGCTCGGGTTGGCCTGCAGGATCCCGTCGATGTCGAGCAGCTTCGCCTTCGGGTCCGCCGACCACTCGAAGATCGCTGTGGCCATGTCGTGGCCGTTCGCGAAGTCCTCCAGCGTCTGCACTCCGGACTCGACGTACCGCTCGAACTCCTCGATCGTCTTGAGCGCGCCCTTGCGGAGCGTGCTCAGCACGACCGACTTCGCATCACCCGCCGAGGAGATGCCCCATAGCTGCGAGTTGAAGATCGCGTTCTTCGTCTTCGACACCGAGCCCCAGACGTCCCACGTCTGCTGCTCACGCATCTCGTCCATCACGACCCGCGCGGCCGACTTCCCGCGGCCGCCCATCCGGGTCGCCGCGCGAGGCTCGTATCGGGCACCGTTGCGGAGACGGAGCGCCTTCGATCCGTTCTTCTTCACCGGCCGGCGGGTCTCGCGCGCCAGGTCGTCGATGACGAACTGTGCGTCGTCCTCGTCCGGGAACGGGTCGCAACGCTTCAGCGCGGCGTCCCATGCCTCCTCGGCCAGGTCCAGGTTCTGCGCGGTCCCGAGGATCAGGAACTCGTGCGCCGGCAGATGATCAGGGAACGACTCCGCGTCCATGAACAGCCACCACAGGGTGAGCACCGTGAGCAGCGTCGTCTTACCGTTCTGCCGCCCGACGAGGATGAAGATCTTCCGGAACCGATAGGTGCCGTCCTCGTTCAGCTCGAGCGCGTGAATCAGCAGCCACTTCTGCCATGGGTACAGCTCGATCCCGAGCACCAGCAGCGCGAACTCGATCACCGAGAAGCCATGCGACGTCTCCGGCGTGAGCTCGCGAAGCGGCTTCGTGAACAGCCTCGGCTCGGTCTTACCCCGTAGCTCGCTCTTGCTTCTCGCGGCGGAGCTTCTCAAGAGGCGACTCCTCCACGATCTTCAGCTCGGGCGGCGATGACAGCTCAGGCGCCGGCGGCTCCTCGACGGCATCTCGACGCACCTTCGGCGCCGGCGCCGGCGGCTCAGCGAGCCGCTGCAGGTCCTTCATCGCCGACTGGTACATCCGCAGCAGGTTCAGCGGCGCCTCGTCCCCCGCCTTGTCCACGCGACGCGCGATATCCCGGGCGAAACCGATCACCATGCCGTCGCCGCTCGCGTCGTCGAGACCCTTGTCTCGGACGAACCGATTGACCTCGACCAGCCGCTGACGAGACGCCATCGAAGCCTCCTCCGGTGGTGGAACCGCGGATCATCCCGGGGGGAGAGGACCGGCGCAGGCGGGAGGTGGTCCGTCGCGCGGGGTCTCCCGAGATGTGACCGCCCCTCCCCCTCAGGGGGCCCCGAAGCCTCCATGCATCGGCGCTAGGACGGCTTCGACGTTTGGTCGCATGGTTGTCGGCCGGTACAGCACGGTGAAGGGTCCGTGGGAAGCGAGCTCGTGGGATGTGACGTTGCTGCTGTCTCCGTAGGCGCGGTACCAGTAGTAGGCGTCAGCGACTCCGCCCATCTGCCAGGCGTGCCCGTGTCTGTCGAGTACGACCGCTGTGGGGTGGAGCTTGTCGAGCATGATCTGCGCTCGGCGTTGCTGACTCCAGTTCATGCTTACTCGGCCCCGAAGGACATGCCTCGGCGTGGTGCCCAATCCTCAGGCGTCTCGTGCTCGACCTCGATGCGGGTCTCCGCCTGGTGTGCGAGTTCGAGTAGGGCGATGGTGCGGAGGGTGTGCTGCGTCTGCCGGTGTCGTCGGACCCATCGGGGTGTGGCCATGGGGTCCTCCGGGTCACCAGGTGCGGCTGAGCATGCCGAGGTTCGGGAGTGGGGCGTCGGCGCCGCGGGCGACGTTGCACTCGGCGTGGGAGTGTCGGAAGTTCGCGGGGTCGTGCTGCAGCTCCGGGTAATCGCGCACCGGGTAGTAGTGGTCGAGGTTGTGCGAGTCCGGGGTGCTGTTCGCGGGGACCGTGTAGTCGACGGCCATGCCGCACAGCCAGCAGTGTGACGAAGCCTTCTCGTGCGAGTCATCGGACTCGGAGAGCCGCCTACCTTCGTCGAAGAACTCGAGGGTGAGCTGCTTCATCCGGCGTGTGGACTTGCGTTGCCCGCTCATGCGCTCTCCACGGTGTGGTCTGTCCATCGGGCGGGAGCACCGTGCCGGTACGCGACCCTCGGGTAGGTCCGCAGTTGACGGTCCGGGCGGACGGCGATCAGCGTGTCGCCGTCCGCGTGATCTACCAGCGACGGCCAGGTGTAGAGCACGCGCGGCCGACCGTGGTGCCGGTAGAACTTCCCGATCCGCGCGTCGTACGGCTCTCGGCGACCCTCCGCCCATCGGAGCATCGGAGCGATGTCAGCGACCGGGAGCACGATCGCGACACCGTGCAGCATCTCCGGGATGCCGATCCACGTCGAGGTGGCATCGTCCGCCGTGCGGATAGCAGCCTGGTTTCGCAGTCGGCGTCGCCCGCTGGGCCCGGTGCCGAGGTACAGGCTCATCGGCCCGTGAGGCTGCGAGGCGATCGCCGCCTCGAGGTGCGCCCTCAGGTCGGGGACGGGGACCGCGTCGTCCTGAACGATGAGGTGATGAGTGGCGCCATCCTCATATGCGCTGATCGCGCGCGCTCCCGTGTCCCACTCGCCGGCGCCACGGTCCCAGACCACGGGCGCGTGGAGATCCTGGGCGAGCCACCACGCGTGGTGCGTTCGGGCCACGTGCGCCATGATCGCGACCGACAGACGGACGTTCACGGCACCTCGTGACCGAACGTCACCCGCAGGTACCGCTTCAGACCCGCGGAATCCTGCCGGCGCTCATACGTCTTCGCCTGCAACATCTGCTGCCGATTCCGTGTCCGGTCGATGCGGGTCGAGTCCGCGGCCGCATGCTCGTGCCACAGGTGGAGCGCGGTGCCCTTAACCCACTCGACGCCACCGCCGAGCGCGTTGCACATGATGATGTGCAGGCTGTCGTCGGAGCCCCACCCGCGCAGCTCAACGAACCCGTTCGTCGCTGTCCACACGCTGCGCGGGACGACGACGATGCCAGACACGTGCTTGTGGAGGACGTAGGGAGCGTACGCCTCGCGGACGTTGTAGATCTGCGGGCGCGGCCACCACGGACCAGCGGGAGTCGCGAGGATCTCGTCGGACGAGTCCTGGTCGAGGTACATGTACGTGTCGTGCGCGATGTGAGTGATGCCCGTGTCGAGCGCGCGGCGCACCGCTTCCTCGAGCACGGCAGGTGCGGTGATGTTGTCGCCATCGTGGACGATCGCGACGTCCCAGTCGCCGGCGTCCCGTGCAGCCTGGTTGATCGCGGCGCCGCGGTTGAACGGGCCCTCGGGCGACTCGCCCTCGACGATCAGCCAGTCACGGTGGTGCCAGGTCAGCCAGTCGCGGGTGAAGCGCCAGAGATCGTCGCGGCGGCCGCGGTCGGCGCGTCGTGGGACGAGGATCACGACTCGCGCCATGAGTGCCTCCAGTGGTGGGCCATGAGCGCGTAGGGCGCCTTCCGGAGCTGTTCGAGGTTGCGCCGGCCGCTCGCGTTGCGGGTGTCGTGAATCCGCTTCGATGCCCGGTTCCAGTGGTACGGGTAGCAGGTCTGCGGAGGCAGTAGGAGGACGTCGTCGCGGCCCTGCAGGTTCCGCGTCGTGACACCCGGCCCGGACTCCCACGCACCATCGGCAAGGCGGTCGACGGCCTCGGCGAGCATGACCGGCAGAACCGGGTGCGCCGCCTCAAACCCGAGGATCGCGTCCGGCACGGTGTTGGCGTCTTCCCACGCCGCGAAGCCTCGGAGCTGCAGCAGTTGGTCGATCGGCCTCCACAGCTCGACGTCGGAGTCGATGTAGACCCCGCCGTGGCGGATTAGTGCCTCGAGGCGAATAAGACCGGCACGCTGCGCACCAGAGGTGCACGCGTCCCAGTGCTGCGCGGCCACGGGGAAGGTGGTCGCGTCGATCGGGTCGCGGTAGGTGATTTGCTCCCACCCCGGGGTGAGGTCGACCGATGCTTGCCACCACGCCTCAGTCTGGTCGTCGGTGACCTGCGGGACGGTGCGGAACAGGATGCGAGGGATCATGCGGCCATGTCCGCAGTGACCATGATGCGCGCGAGCTCGGGCGTGTGGATCGTCGGGACCCACCCGAGCTCGTCGCGAGCTCTCGACGAGTCGCCCACGAGATCGGGGACGTCTGCTGGCCGTTGCTGAGCCTCTGCCGTGCGGACATGGTCAGCCCAGTCGAGGTCGGCCGCAGCGAACGCGTGCTCCGCGAAGTCGCGAACGCTGTAGGAGGTGCCCGTGGCGAGGATGTAGTCGCCGGGGGCGTGCTGCAGGATACGGTGCATGCCGTCGACGTACTCGGGCGCGAAGCCCCAGTCGCGACGTGCATCGAGGTTGCCGAGCGTGACCGTGTCGGCGTCGCCCCGCTTGATCGCGGCGACAGCGAGGCTGATCTTGCGGGTTACGAACCCGGCGCCACGGCGGGGCGACTCGTGATTGAACAGGATGCCGTTCGAGGCATGCAGCCCGTACGCCTCCCGGTAGTTGACGACCGCCCAGTACGCGGCGAGCTTCGCCACCCCGTACGGCGAGCGGGGGTGGAACGGCGTCGACTCGGACTGCGGTGCTGGCGAGATCCCGAACAGCTCCGAGGTCGCAGCCTGGTAGAACCGCGCCTGCGGGGCGATCCGCCGCACGGCCTCAAGCAGGCGAAGCGTCGCGGCGCCCGTCGCGTCGAATGTGGCGATCGGGGACTTGAACGACTCCCCCACATGAGTCTGTGCACCCAGGTGGTAGATCTCGTCGGGCCGGACCTCGTCGACCACCTTGTCGACGGAAGCCGTGTCGGTGAGGTCGCACAGGTGCCGGGTCGGTGTGACCTGCTGGTGCCGGCGGACAGTGCCATGGACGGTGTACCCGCGGTGCTCGAGCAGCTCGGCGAGGTAGGAGCCATCCTGCCCTGTGATGCCGGTGATGAGCGCAGTCGTCATGCCTCAGTCCTCGGTCGGGAGCTCGTTGACCAGCTCGTCGCAGCAGACGACGCCGGGGATGGTCTTCTCGCCGCACATGTCACAGGTCATCGCGGGGCAACCTCCGGGAACGACGAAGCCCCCGCTGTCGCGAGGGCTTCGTAATGCGGACGAGATCGGGCTAGTCGTCGTAGCAGCCCGCGATCGTGAGGGCCTCGTCGATGTAGGAGAGCAGCTTCGGGTCGTCGGGAGCGACGTCGAACATCTCCTGCAGCGCAGCGCAGTCGCCTTCGGCGGTCTCCTCGTCGACGATCCGCTGGTATTCGGTGGCGTAGTTGTCCCATTCGACCGTGGTGCGCTCAGGCTCGGCGGGGGTGGTCTCGGCGGGTGTGGTCTCGGCCGGCGCTGTTGGCGTTCCAGCCGAGCACCCGGTGAGAAACAGCCCGGCGAGCAGGATCGGAGCGAGTCGGCGCATGGACCTGATCCTAGGGACCTAGGGCGGCGCGCCGCGAGGGGCTCTGGCGGCGGTGGCCGGGCCGGGACCTGGGGAAGTCCGCGCGGCCCGGCCACTGCCCTTCACGAGGACGGTGCCGCGGGACCGGACGGCACGATCACACCGGATGAGAGGGGCGGTGTGTCAGCCTGCCCGGTCGCGGGGCCTTTGGCCCTCTCGCGACACCTGTCTGATCTTGAATGTAGGGGCGGCAAGCGGGAGCGGCCAAACGTTGGGTCTACGGCGTGTCTCGTTGGCCTTGAGCGGCCGCCTCGCGGGCGATCTGCGCTCGTAGGCGTTGTTGGTGCACTGGGTCGTTGCGGAGCCTCTGGCGGAACCAGGCTTGCAGGACGGTCTTCTCGACGACGCGGACGTTCTGGCCGTCGCGGGTCTCCCAGCCCATCGGCATGCCGCGGAGTCGCCAGTAGCGGATCGTTCGGGGTGAACGTCCGACGAGGGCGGCGGCCTGCCGATAGGTGAGCTTGGTCATGCGTTGGCGACCTCCAGGAGGACGTCGACGTGGCACTCCTGGTCCAGATGGCACCAGCAGCCGAGTGAGAGGCCTCGCAGTTCTCGCTTCACCTCGGCGACGGTGAACTGCAGCCGTCCCTCGTCCAGCGCCCGACGGAACATCGCGACCGACTGGGAGCGTGTGATGTTGCCGCCGTTCTCGGGTGTGCCGATGATGAACGGATTCCCGTACCGGTGGGGGCGGGCGCATGAGATAGCACCTTCGGGCAGCTTCCATCCCCGTTTCCGGGAGAGGACGATCCGTGTCGGGTCGACATCGAACATCGTTGGACGCAAGGTCTCGGGCAATAGCGGGGTGACTCGCACACCTTCGTCGAACATCCAGCGCACCATCGACGTGAGCGACACGTTCGTCGGAGGCTTGGTCGCCGCGTGCATGAGCCGGTAGAGGCGGTCGAACTCTGGTCCGCGCTCGTCATCGATCAAGCTCCGACCCCGTTCGTGGGGGTGGTGTCTTCGGTGGGGACGACTGTGGGGGGTTCGGACACCTGACGACGGGCGGCTCGGGCGGCTTCGAGAGCAGCCCGCGTGCTCGGAGCGCCACCCATGATGTCGGGGTGCGCCCAGAATGCTTCACATGCCGCGCTAACCTGCGCGTCGGTGATCGGTGCCTGACGACGGAACCCAGCAGCGAGGATCTCGTCCGTGAGGATGCCGATGTCGTTCTCGTCCCAGTCCTCAGGCACCTGGTCGAACAGCAGGTGAATCAGCGCCGCCCGGTCTTCGTCTGTGGGGGACTCCACGCTTGCATTTGGAGCGTCGGAATGAAACTCCAACCCAGACACGCTTTCACTTGGAGCGTGCGTCGGGGACGCCACACCAGCAGACAGGCGCGCGACCTCGCGCTCGGCTTTCTCGGCCCGCTTCACCCCGTCGAGGTGGATCGGGTGACACTCCGAGAACAGGCGCTTCCACTCGTCACGGTCAGCGGTGAGGGCTTTGTGAGCGTCGATCAGGGCCTTCATGGGGGCGACCAGATGGTAGCCGCCCCTGAACCCGCGCTTGCGGAACTCGGCCAGTTGCTTCCTGGCTTCGGTGAGTGCATCACTCATGACTGTCCTACCTCTCGTCCAACACCACTCCGATGCCCACACGGGCACTGACAATGAACCGACTCGCACGCCTCATGCCGACCATCCGCGCACACCGACGACAGCACCACCTGCGGCGTCGGTGCCGGCGCCGGGTCGTGCTGCACCTCGTACGTCTCCCCACAGGTGCGGCACTTGCCCACCCTGATCGGCTTCGGCGAGCCATTCGGATTCGACACCCACCCGAAGACGACCTGCCGCGCCCCGCAGGTGCGGCACAGATCAAGCTGCCGTCGCGGCCGCGGGAACACCCCGTACCGGCCGCGGAGGTGGCGGATCTCGGTGAACATCTCGTTCATGTGCTCGTCGAGCTCGGCGACGTCGCGGACCCGGTCGGCGTGGTCGATCAGCCACCCGATCGTGGTGAGCGCGACCGACCTCGCCGACAGCGGATCCGGGTTGGGCTTGTCATCGAGCGCCGGCGCCGGCCGGTCAGGGATTATCCACTCGGCGACCGCCCGCGTGTACTCGACGAGCCACCACCACAGATCCTTCGCATCCTGCGCGGCCGCATCCCCGGGGATCTCGTCCGGGATGTTGTCGAAGTACCCGCCGCCGGAGATCTGGATCTTGTCGAACCGTGACCCGCCCCGTGACACCGGGATGCTCGGGAACGTCATCCACACGATCACCTCGATCAGCGGTGGGACGACGTCAAGATGCCACTCGAACGCGCGATGCCACTCACGGGCAGCGTGCTCGGTACTGAAGGTCAGCTGCTCCAGGTTCGTCATGCCGCCTCGACCTCCGGCAGATCGACGCTGAGGATCGCGCGTGCACGCTCGGCGAGGACCATGTTGACGATCCCCCGCCCACGGCCCCGCGAGTGGATCATCTTGCGGACGATCGGGAACGTCAGCCCCGACCTCTCCGCGATTGCATCGATCGAGACGCCAGCGTGCACCAGGTCGCGGATGTGCGCCTGCACGGGGCTGGCGTCGACGAGCACCTTCGCCGGGATGCCGGCTGCGCGACGTCGGGCCCGCTCCGCTTCGAGTGATGCGTCAGCGCACGACGGCTTCGACGGGCAGGCTGTGCGGCTTCTGCATCCGAGCTGGTAGCCGTACGCGGTCCCGTGGAACTCGCGTGCGCCCTCCGCGCGGCGCCGCTTCACATAGTCGCGGTGGTACTGCCTGTGTGCCTCGGCACACTCCGGGAGTCGACATCCGCGGGCGTAGCAGGCGTTCGTGCCGTGCGGTTGCAGCTGCTCGGAGTCCCACCTCGACCGGGCAGTGGTGTGAGCCGGCAACCCGAGTTCGCGGCGCAGCGTGCCTACGTGGTTCTTCGAGATTCCGAGGCGTTCCGCGATCGCCACATCGTTCAATCCCTCGGCGTGCGCCGCGGCAACGCCCGGGCGGTGGTCACGTCGCGGCTGACGTGGCGGGCGCTCCTTCCTCGGCCGCCGCTTCCGGTTCGCCGGCAACCCGAGTTCGCGGCGCAGCTGCCCCGCATACGCCGGGGCAAGGCCCACCTCGGCGGCGATCTCCTTGTCGCTGAGCCCCTCGGCATGCAGTCTGGCGACGTCGTCGTGCCGGTCGACGCGAATGCGCGGCGCGCGCGGTGTGCGCTCCTTTCGAGGTAGAGCGTTCGGCAGCAGTCCGAGGTTCCGGCGGAGCGACGCGACGTACGGTTGAGAGATCCCCAGCTCGTGAGCGATCTGCCGGTCCACCATCCGCGTGGCGTGGAGCCGGGCGACCTCAGGGCCGAGCCTGTCAATCGCAAGCACCCGCGGCTCCCGCGGCGCGCGGACCCTCGTCGGGCGCTCCTCGACGCGCTGCCTGGCACGCTCAGCCCGCGCCGCGGTCCGGTCCCGCTCGACGGCATCGGCGCGCAGCGCAACATCCTCAGCGTCGATCTCGGCCAGACTCATGCCTGCGTCGATCTTCTTCCGGAAGGAATAGTCGCCCTGGTATCGGCGGTACACGTCGCGGCACGCGATCAGACCGCCGCAGACGGACCCGTGGCAGCCCTGACGGTAGCCGTCGACGGTGCCGTGTGGGAAGTCGATCGCATACAGGTCGCCTGTTCGGCTCATACCTCTGCCCTCCTGCAGCTCTTCTCGGGGCCGTGCGCGCGTCGCGCCTCGTCAACCGCGGCCTTCACGAGCTGCGGCACACGGCACACGTCCTGGCCGCAGGTGCGGCAGGTGGCCTGCCACTTCGTCTTGCCGTCGACCTCAACCGGTCGCATCGGCGGGAAGGACAGGGGCATCAGGCCACCGCCTCGTCTGCTCGGCGTGCCGCGGTGCAGTCGGAACAGACCACCTCAGACCAGTCCGACGTGGTGACCTTGTCAGCCTTCCGCCCGCAGTACGCCCGCCCCGGCGCCCCCGAGCCGCACACCCGGTGCGTGTCCGGGGTCGACACGAGCGGCATCAGGTGCCCGTCACGCTCCGCCTTGATCGGTCCGGCGCTCACAGCGGCACCTCCCGAAGGATGTCCTCAACCGAGGTCGGGAACCGGAACTCACGCCCGCACCCTGCGCACCGCACCCCTGCCGACAAGAGCAGTTGTGCCTCGGCCCAGATCAGATGCGCCTGCAGGTGCAGCCGGCAGGTGAGGACCGCGTTGCCGCAGCACGTCGTGACCAAGCGAGACGCGGCCGGGTGGCCCTGCAGGCAGCACTCCGGCTCATCGTCACGGTGTTCGGCGAGTTCGTCGAGCACATCCTCGTCGTGGATCCCGAAGCGTCGGGCCTCGTCCTGTTCCCTCGGCGCCAGCACCGGGGCGATCATGACTCGATCGCCTTCTGCTGGCCGCGATACGCCTCGAAAGCGGTCTGCGGGTTCCGGCCACCAGCGACCATCCACGGGAACATGACCTCATCCAGCGTCATGAGGCCCGCATCGATAAGCGCGGTCTGCGCGCGCAACCAGTCACGGGCGATCGCCCACGCGACGCGCGCCGCATGCTCGGGCGTCGCGTAGCGCGGCTGCACCTTGTCACGCTTCAGGGTCGCCAGGACGCCATCCGTGCGGATCGGGAGTGCGAAGTCCCGCGGTCCGAACTCGGTCTGCATGGTGAACTCGACACCGGTCGGCTCACCCTGACTGCCGAACACCGTCGAGATGCGTGTCACGCCACGGCGGGTGAGCGCTCCGATGACCTCGCCCATGGTCTTGTCGACCGACGACTGCGTGGTGTAATTCGCGATCGGCATCAGACAGCCTTCCCGTGCACCTGGTGGCCGACTCGGGAACACCCGCACTCGACCTCGTCGATGTCCGGCCCACGCTCGATGAACGCGGACCCGATGCACGCACCGTGCTTGCCCTCGGAACAGTCGCGGCAGACCGGGGCTGCGTCGAACCCGGCGAGCCGCGCGAAGTTCTCGATTGGGAAGTCCTCGCCGAGCATGCGTCGGGCGTCCTCGATCGCCGAGATGAGTTCGTTCGCGAGCTGCGTCGCCTCGTCCCACGTGTACGTCGTCCTCGGCGTGTGCGTGGTCAGCGCGATGCGATACTCGTCGTCGACTTCCACCGACGCGAGCGTGACCGTGATCGATGCTTCGATGCTCACAGTCCCAGCCCCCTACGGATGTCGGTGTCGAGCGGGCAGCGGCCGTCGGGCGTGCTGGGGTTACCGAACACGCCCTCCGGGCCGAGAAGCCCAGCGCGGGCGCCGTGGTGCCCGACGCGCAGCTCGACATCCGAGACGAGCGCGGCGAGCATCAGACGGTTCGCGATGCGCTGCTGCTCAACGAGCGCGAGGGTTGCCTCGGCGCTCGCGATCGTCGCCATCGCGCAGGCGGCGGTGTCGTCGCGCTGCTGAAGGAGGCCGCCCGCGTTGTTCAGGGCGCCTCGCGCCGTCGCGACGTGGTCGACGCGATCTGTCGCCTTGTTCATCACTCCCCCATCCCGAGCGCTGTGCGCACCTCAGCGCGCAGCTGGTTGCGCTGCGCCACCCGGCGCTTCGCAGTGTCAGTGGTCGCCCGCTTGCCGTCGTCGTGCTCGAGCGCGGCCGGCCCCAGCTCGAGCGCTCGGAGCCTGTTCGCGAGCCGGAGCTCCGCGATCAGGTCGTCGAGCGCGTCGACGATCCGTCGTCCTGGCTTTGCCATGTCGGGTCCTCTCATCCACCCAGCGACACCGTGGGTTCCCACGGATAGACCTGCCCGCGGGTGAGCTTCGTCGGCCACCCACGTCCCCACTCCCGGGCGCCACGCCACGGGACCAACTGGAACGGCTTCCGGCCGCCCGCTTGCACTTCCTTGCCAGGCCGCAACCCCATGCCGAACTCAGGCCACCCGAGCAGCGCCGATGACCCGCGAGGCCGAAGGTCCCGCTCGCCCGCGGCGGACGCGGCATGCCCGGCGTGGGCTTCGATGAGCATCGCGACACCGTGATCGCGGATGCCCTCGAGCGCGGCGAGCACCGGGGTCGCGTCGTCGTCGTTGTTGATCGACTTCGGCACCAGCCGGTACAGGGGCCCGATCATCACCAGGTCAGGGGTGTGCTCGTCGAGCAGCCTGTGCACGACGCCGATGTCCTTCGGGCGTGTGATGTCGATCTGCTTCTCCGGGCAGTGGAGGGTGACGAAGTCGCGCGGATCCCGCTGGCCGCGCATCTCCGACTCGTCCGTGAGGCGTCGGACCGCGCGTCGCCACTGCCGTTCGCTGTTCTCGACGTCGACGACGAGCACCCGGACTGGTTCGACCGGGGAGAACCGGAACGGGTGGATGCCGGCGGCCGCGAGGATCGCGATCTGCCGGAGCAGGGTCGACTTCCCGCCACCCTCTGACCCGGTGAGCATGAACCGGTCGCGCCGCTCGAGCAGGCCGGGGATGACCCAGTCGTACGCGTCCTCCTGCTCAGGCACGTCGAGCAGCTCGCGGAGCGACACGACGCGGCCGCTGCCGGTGGAGTCGTGGTCGCGGACGTGGCGGAGCGCGTCGATCGCCTCGGCCACGGCACGGATCGGCTCGTCGGCTGTCTCCTGGAGGCGCCCGCCGATAGTGCGGAGCTGACGACGCACCGAGTCCTCACGAACCATGCGGGCGTAGTACGGCGCGTTCCGGGCTGACGGCACCTCGCCGGTCCACCGTGCGAGGTCGGTGAGATCCACGCCGCGGACGTCCCACGCTGTGAGCTGGTCGGCGACGGTGAGGTAGTCAACCTCCTGGCGCTGCGCGACCATCTGGCAGATGCCGCCGTAGATCGCGCCGAGGCGGGCGTCGCCGAAGTCGCGCGGGGTGCACTCCATCTGCACGTCCCGAAGCACCGTGACGTCGGTGAGCAGTGCTCCGACGACGTAACGCTCGGCGAGCTGGCGCGCGGAAGCTTCCTGGTCGCTCACGCGATCGCCTCCCAGATCCGCATCGCGGTCGCCTCGTCGAGGGTGCGAAGCCCGAGAGCACCCTTGTACGGGATCGGGTCAGCGAGCGAGCGCGGGTTCTCGAGGCGCAAGTGCCAGGCGTCGAGCTCTGCCCACGGCGAGCATCCCTCGAAGTTCGTCAGCGCGTTGAAGCAGTGGTGCACGTCTACGAGGTCGACGACGCCGATGATCGCGCCGAAGCCGGTCATCCACGGCAGCGACGCCTGGCGGAGTCGTGCGCCCGATGCGATCATCGCGTCGTCCATCGCGCGGGATGACCAGGAGAGGTCGTACGTCAGTCCAGCCTGGATCGCGACAGGGCCGCGATACGACCCCGCGATGTTGCGGACGCGATTCTCCACGTCCTTCCCGTGGAAGATGGCCCACGCCCACGGCTGCCGAACAGTGAGAACCCGCATCACATCGCCCCACACAGGCAGGAACCGTCGACAGACTTTTCGGTGAAGCACTCGGCACAGACCTCGCGGACGATGTCGAGCCTCCCGGGAGGGCAGCTCTCGTGCTGCCACCACGGCTTGAAGTCGGCCGGCCGCGCGTCGTCGAGGTCACTCGGGACGATCGGGTCACCGACGCGGATCACCGCGCTGCACTCGGCGCACCGCGACTCGTAGATGGCTGTGATCGCGCTCATCGGTTGAACGCCATCCACTCGTCACCCTCAGCGAAGTCATCCATCGACGGGGCATGAATCACACGGGCCTTCGGCACCTCGGGCTCGTCATCCCACCGGCCAGCATTCAGCCATCGGGACGGGTGCGGGATGAACTGCTTGTCCGGCAGGTTCGGATCTGCCGCGTACCGGTGCGCGGCGTCGACGATCATGCGCGGGTCGACGGACTTCACCGCCTTGTCGAACGCGCGACGCGCAGCCTCCTTGCCGACCTTCCGCGGGTAGGCGAGGTAGAACTCGGCGAATGTCGCGGTCGGCTCCGGAGGAGCCAAGAGTGTCTCTGTCTCTCTGTCTCTATAGAGAGGCTCATCTGGCGAATCCGCCAGATCGATCTGGCGAACTCGCCGCTTCGATCTGGCATCCTCGCCATCTGGCGAATCCGCCAGATGGGAGTACACCGGGGCGTAGCTCCGCTTCCGCGCGAACCCGTGCTGCTGCTCGGCCCGAAGGAACCCGCCCTCGATCAGCTTCTCGACCGCGCGGCGAGCCTGCTCGGCGGTCAGCCCCGTCTCCTCCGCGATCTCCGGGTAGGTGGCCGCCCACCAGTGCGTTCCATCCGACGTCTGGTGCGCGGTGCGCGCCGACTCAGCACGCCAGTCGATCCGTGTCCAGACGAGCGCTTCGTTCGCGCCGCCGAGCCTCCTGACGAGAGCAGCACGGACCTGCATGAAGTCTTTCGCGGTCGCCTCCTCGCGGGGCACTCCTTGCTCGCTCACTGCGGCATCCCTTCCTCTACCTCGACCGCGCGGCCGCTCTCCGTGAGCAGCCACCACGTCTTGTCCATCCGGCGCACCCGCACAGCAGCGGGCGCGAAAGCGTCTGTGGTCGCGTTCTTCGGGATCAGCAGTCCCGCCGCGAGCGCGACGTCGCGGTTTCGTTCGATGCGCCCGTGGCACCCGGTGGTCCCGGAGCCGCACACGATGAGGCAGTTCGTGATCGACGCGATGCGGGTGTCGCTGGTGCCGCCCATGCCGCGGGGCTTGCGGTGGTGCGCGGACCAGCCGAAGCCGCGATCCGCCCACTGCAGCGGCGTCCGGCAGACGAAGCAGCGTTCCTTCTCGCGATCGAAGAACGCGGTCCGCACGGTCTGCGGGGTAAAGTCGCCGGCGCCCATCACACACCCGCCTTCTTCGCCCAGCGCATCTTGCATGTGCAGACGTGGTCGCCGTCGTGGTCGACGTGCTGCCGGCACCGGTGCGTGTACGTCGACTTCGCCTTCCGTGCTGTCGCGGTGCACCGGTACGACGGGAACGGGATCGGCTCGCCGTCGTTGAACGTCATGCTGCTGTTCACGACCGCCGCCCCGATCCGTGGTTGTACGTGAGCTCGACCTGCTTGCCGATCGACTGCACTCGCCCCGTGTAGTCCTTCAGCAGGTTCCCCACCCGGCGGGCGTACTCGAACGCGGTCACCGCGTCGTCGTATGCGTCCTTCTCCTCCGTCGTCGCGAGCACTACGGCCGCGGACTGTTGAGTACCAGGCAGGCCAGCGTTCGCGCGTCGTGCGGTCGCACGTGCCCGCTCAAGGCGGGTCGCTGCGCGCCGCTTCAACGTCTCCGCGTTCAGGATCACGAGCACCATGCGCGCCGCATGATCCGAGACGCGCGCGAGCTCCCCGATCACCCAGTCGGGCGTCCGGATCTCGCCGTCGTCGAGCGGGGACTCGGCGACACGGCGTGCGTCCTCGGCGTATCCCTCGATCGACTCGACCGTGACCAGAACGCCACCAGGGAACACGAGCTGCTCCTCTTCCTCGGTCATGAGACGGCCCTCGCAGCTTCGAGAGCGGCGCGCATGCGCCGGCGGTTTCGCACCCTGAGGTAGTCGGCCATCGCGTCGAATGACGCTCCCCCGATTGCGGACTCGACCCACGCCGAGAGCGCCGCTTCGACCTGTGCGTCGGTGATCGGCTCGAACTTCAGAGGCCGGGGGAACGTGAGGCCCGCGTGCTCCTGGAAGAGAGCCAAGTCGGTGGTCAGGCGCTCGTGCTCAGCGACCAGGGCCTGGAGCGCGGACACCAGGCGGTCAGGGGACGGGATCACGCGGAGGGCTTTCGCCTGAGCGGCGTCGTTGAGCGCAGCGCGGGCGTTGTCGAGCTCAGTCACGGTCGAACGCCCCCACCTCGACGACGCGGACGAGCTGCTCGAGCGGGCGTGCGATCGCGAAGTCCGCACCGCCGGCCGACTTCGCCTGGATGATCGCGTTGCCGTTGTACTTCCCGATCCGGTGCACCACGACACGTGTGCCCTGCGCGACGAGGGTGTCGCCTGGCATGACGTTCTGCGCGGCGACGCGGCCGGGCACGAGGCCCTGCTCGCGACGCCAGTCGATGCCGAGGATCGCCCCGTCCGGGGTGCGCACGAGCGCTGCTGTCGTGGTCATGCGTTCGCCTCGGCGAACTCTTCCTGGACCTCGATTTCGCAGGGCTCGCAGATCGCCCCTTCCTCGTGCGCGATGCCGTCGACACCGCATCGTGCGCACGGGAACAGGACGATCTCGGGGGCGGCGCGACCGTGCGACTCCTGTTCGCTCGCGGGTGGTCCCACTCCTGACGGCTCACCGCCCCCGAGGGTCTCGTCAACCGGTAGCGGTTCGCGCTGCGCCGACCGGGTGCCCGGCGTCAGCGACGCCGCGGGCCGCGGCGCGCGCGGCGCCGGCTCCTGGTCGAGGTGCTCCATCTCCTCGGTGGCATACAAGCCCGACAGGTCCATGGGGAACGCCTTGCGAAGGGCGAGCGCTTCAGCGCACTTCGCGATCTGGTTGTCGCCGCCCTTCTCCCACTGCGCGGCGAGGATCTTCCGGCCTGTCTTCGACCCGTTCTGCCACTCGTCGTTCTCGACCTTGTATGTGTCCCACCGCGCGACCGCCTGAAGCGGCTCGTCGAAGTCGGCGCGGTAGACCGAGACGCGCGCAGCGACCGGGTGGCCCGGGCCGGTCCAGACGTCGAACCACTGGTAGTCCTCGGTCCAGACGATCGACCCGTCGCCCTCGCGCACGATCGACCCATCGAGGTCGCGCATCGGGGTACGCACCCTGGTGCCGTCCGTCCACTGCGCCTTGCTCTGCCCGCGGTACAACCGCGACCGTTGAGCGACCAGACGCATGCCGTCGATCGACACCTGGATCGTCCACTTGCCGCCGCGCTCGATCGCGTAGATCTGCCGGGCGATCGGGTCCAGGCCTGTGCGTTCGCACTGCTGCAGGAACGCGATCACGGTCGACTTCGGCGCCGGCACCGGCGCCTGGTTCTTCTTGCGGACTACCAGGCCGGCGAAGTCGAGCAGCGCCTTCTGGTCGTCGGACCACTGCTCAGGGTCAGCAGTCGTCGGCAGCATGATCGATGTCGGCTGCAGCACCTCCACGGTCATGCTCACAGCCACGCCTCCCCCGGCTTGTACATCTCGCCGATGACCAGCGCGTCGAGCTCCGTCTCCCCGCGCGGACCGTCGAACAGGCGCGCCATCGACACGGCCGTCTCGAACGACGCGAACACCTCGTCGCCGTGCTCCATCTCGACGACGTGGTACGAGCCCTCCTCGAGGTGAATCACGACGTGGTCGGTGATCCCGAGGTCCGACATGGGCACCTCGGACTCGTGCTCGTCGATGTAGAAGTCGGCACGCGAGTACGCCTCGAGCTGCAGGGCATTGTCGCCGTACACGCCCTTCCCGGTCTTGATGTCGCCGAGGAACACCCGGTCCGGGAACAGCGGCGTCGTGAAGACGACGTCGAACGTGCCGCCGTACGGGATGCTGAGGTTGCAGATCGGCCGCTCGACGACGACGGGGACGACCTGCCACTCGTTGAGGAACCGGACGTACTGGTCGACCTTCGCGGCGACTTCGTCAGGGATCCCCTCGACCTTTTCGCCGTGCACGAGGCGCTGACCGTACCCGTGGACGGCCGTGCCCTTCACGGCAGCCGTGTTGCGCTTCCGCTCGTGCGCTCGCGCGACCTGCGCGATGAACTCGGAGTACGAGACCTCGCGATCGCCGCGCATCTCCCACGCGGCCTGCGCCGCCTCGGATGCCGCCCAGTTGATCAGCGCCGGCTTCGGCATTCCGAGCCCGAGAGCCTTCGTGACCGAGATGATCTTCTGCCCGTCGAGGGTGTAGCCGTGGTTGCGGCCGTAGTTGCGGCGACGAAACCGGCCAGCACTCACGCCGGCGAGAGTCGGGGCTCCAGTAGCCATCAGTCGTCGACTTCCGGCAGGTCGAGCGCGTTCTCACCCGTGCGGGCCTTGTAAGCCGCATCCCGCAGCCTCAGCGCGGCCGCGACCGACTTCTCATCCCGCAGCGGCTCAATGTGGACGACCTTCACGACCGGGTACCGCTCCCCCGCGATCTCCTTGTGCACGACCTCATCGACCGCGTACACGACCACCGCGACGACAGGCTCCCCACCGCCCGCCTCCATCAGGTCGTCCTCGATCCCGTACAGCCCGTTCCGCTCCTCCGGGGGCACCCCGCGAGCGAAGCTCGTCGGCTTCGTTTCCATCTCTCTCATCCCTCTCATCCGCAGCGACCTACGCGGCCGCTGTCTCCTGCGGCCACGCGACGGTCGCGTGAGCCCTGAGTTGCTTCGGCGTGTACTCGACGAGCGAGCATCCGAGCCGGTGCGCGCCGGCGGCCGCGAGCGCGACCGCGTCGGCCACGTTGTCGTCCGCGACGTGGACGGCCGGGAAGGCCGCCCGGATCGCGCTCCGGACCTTCGCCTTGCTCGCGTTGCCGTCATCGGCGCCGAGCAGTGCACGCTTCTTCGGACCGATCACCACGACCGGGCCGCGAGCGAGCAGCTGGTCGACGAGCATCCACCGCAGCGCGGCACGCTCGTCGCTCTTGCCGCCCTTTGAGCCAAGGGATGGGCCCTCGATCACGGTCAGGTCGACACGGGCCGGGATCAGCGCGAGCGTCTCGCGAATCACGATGCGCAGCCGCCGCCTGGTCGCCGCGAGGACCTCGGCGTCCGGGAAGTCCTGCGGCAGCGCCTGCGACCGCGCCCGCCACGTCTGCCAGTTCGGCCCGGGGATGTCCGTCCCGCTGTGCCACGACACCATCGCGACGCCCGTGCACGTCAGTGACGGGTCGATGCCGACGACGACGCTCACCGGGTCACCTCGATCGCGACCACGAGGAGCCCGCAGCAGAGCCCGAACAGGATCGGGCCAGCGACGATCCAGACCCGCCATCGACGCCACTCGTCAGCACCCTGCTGCAGCGCGACGGGGAGCGTGCTGATCGACGTCTCACGGGCACGGACAGGCCGCACCTGCAGCTCCCGGGTCACGCCTTCACCCCGAGTAGATCCAGCGCCCGCACCGCGAGCGTTACCCCGTCCGACCGACTCTTCAGCGCATCGAACCAGAATCCGAGCACGGGAAACGCCGAGTAGAGCCGTGAGAAGTTCTCCTGGTCAGCTACCGCCATCGCCTCGAACAGCGCGGACCGGAATCCGCCAGGCTCGCGGCCACCAGGGCGGCCGAAGAACCACAGCACCTGCCGGACGGCGTCCTCGTCCAGCACAGTCGCGGGAAGTTCGGGCAGCTCGACCTCAGTGGCGTCTACAAACTCGACAGTCATCGCCCACCCCCGAGGATGAGCCCGACGAACGCAGGGATACCGAGGTTCAGCACGGCCAGTGCGGCGACGACGATCAGCCACACCGCGACGGTGTCGAGCACGCGGTTCATGACTGCTCCCGAGTGGCGACGCGAGTCGACGCGACCCACGCGTCGATGTCATCCGCGCGATAGATCACAGTGCGGACGGTGGGCTTCTGGTACGCCGGGCCGACACCGCGATCGCGCATGTCGGCGAGACGAACCTTCGTAAGACCAGGCACCCGCTCGCACACCTGTTCCGGCGACAGCCAGACAGTCTCGACAGGGCGCGGCTTCAGCGCGGTGACGTTGTTCACGACGCCACCCGCTCGACGCGCTCAGCGCGGAACAGGTCGTCCATGCGTGCACTCGGAAACGCGAGCAGTACGCGGGCGATGAACGGCGTCGACGGCTGCACTTCCCCGTTCGAGACGCGCCACAACGTCGAGGGATTCACACCGATTCGGCGGGCCAGTTCTGCCTCGGTGGCGATGCCGTGTGCTCGGCGGAGGTCGTCGAGCTTCTCGCGGTTCAGGACAAGCGCAACGTCCGTCGGAGTTGCAGGAGTGGGTTGCATGCAAGTCACCATACCCGTTGCATGCGTGCGCGCAAGAGGTATGTGGCCGCGGTTCTGATACAAACTCACAGGAGCCGCGGAATCTCGCGGCTTCCGCGGTGAAAGTCATTGCACGCATGCAAGACGTGGGCTAGCGTTTACACCGTGCCGAACCTTGAATCATGGCCTGAATACCTGCGGCGAGTGACCGGCGGAGCTTCCGGTGCGGAGATCGCGCGCACGACTGGCATCTCCCAGTCGACGATCAGCCGGTGGTCGAACGGCGAGATCAAGCCCAGCTCGGACAACCTCACGAAGCTGGCCAAGCACTACCCGATCCAGCTGGCCGAGGCGATGCAGATCGTCGAGGCGTATCAACCCCCTCGAGCGAATGTCGTCGAGTTCATTCAGGGAGAGCGGATCGTGCTGCGGGCCGATGTGGTGCGCGGTGAACTCCTCAAGGTGTTCAGCGATCTTGAGCTCGCGCAGGAGTTCGTCCGGAGGATCGAGGAGCACGACAGCGTCGAGGTCGGGAGTCCACTCCCCCTCGCTGAGGACCCAATCCAGCACACCCAGGGATTCGGAGTCCTCACCTCTGTCGGACCCCTCACGGAAGATGACATCGACATCTCGCCGGCGCCGACGTTGCGCAAGGTTGCGAAGAAGCGACCCGACGAGTCTGACTAAGCAGCACCACCCTGGGGAGGATCGATGCGGCAATTGTTGCGGGTAGCCGCGGAGTACGGCGTTTCAGTTCACTTCGCGCACCTGGACGAGGATCTCGGATGCTTCGTCCCTGACGAGCAGCGGGTCTACCTCGACCTGCGCCTCACGCCCGCTCAACGTCGCAGCGTCCTCGCGCACGAGCTCGGCCACGTCCACTACGGACACCACGCCGACAGCCCTCTCGCGGAGCGGCAGGCCGACATCTACGCTGCACGCCTGCTCATCGATCCCGCCGAGTACGCACGCCTCGAGCGAATCAACCCCGACCAGCACCACATTGCTGATGAGCTCGGTGTGACCATCGACGTCATCTACACCTTCGAGACGAATTGCCTCACGCGACTCCGGGGTGTGACCTACGTTCACCCACGCATGGGCGCTGCCCAGTGGGCCTACCGCGCGGTCCCCGTCTAATGGCTGGATCGATCACCCCGTACAACACGGCGGCTGGCAAGCGGTACCGGGTCCGATACCGGAAGCCAGACAAGACCCAAACGGACAAGCGGGGGTTCAAGACGAAACGTGAGGCCGAGCTGTTCCTCGCTTCCGTCACCGTCGCGAAAGCCTCGGGCGGTTATCTCGATCCCGCCGAGGGACGCAAACAGGTCGCCGTGTTCGCCGAGCAGTGGAAGACAGGACGGCTCGCGTCACTCAAGCCGTCGTCACGAGCAGCGATGGAGACCTCCTGGCGCGTGCACGTCGCGCCCCGCTGGGCGGCGCGTACAGCCTCCAGCATCCGCCCCTCGGAGGTGGAGGACTGGATCGCCTCCCTGAGCCGGGAGCGGGGCGCACAGACCGTACGGCGGGCAGTATTCGTGTTCTCGAGCATCCTCGCGATCGCCGAGCGAGACGGCGTCATCGCACGGAACCCATGCAAGGGCGTCGCGCTTCCAGCGAAGAGACCGAAGCCGCGCCGCTATCTGACCTACCGGCAGGTCGAGCTGCTCGCGCGGCACGCCAGCGACGAACACGCCGACCATGTCTACGAGCTGGCGTACGGCGGAACACGGTGGGGTGAGTCCGTCGCGCTGAGGGTGCGGCACCTCAACTTCCTGCGACGAAGGATCCGCGTCGAAGACAACGCAGTGATCGTCCACGGCGTCTACGAGATCGGCACACCGAAGTCGGGCAAGCCGAGGGACGTGCCCATGCACCCATTCCTGGTCGACCGCCTCTCGGCGCGCTGCATCGGCCGCGGACCGAACGCGTTCGTGTTCGGTGACGGCATCGTTCCCGCCCCGTACCCTCACGCGACATCCGGCTGGTTCGCCAAGGCGGTGCGCGCCAGCCAGGCAGACGACTCCACGTTCCCGCTGATCACGCCCCACGACCTTCGCCACACGGCCGCGAGCCTCGCGATCAGCGCCGGCGCCAACGTCAAGGCCGTACAGCGCATGCTTGGCCACGCGTCCGCAGCTATGACACTCGACGTCTACGCGGACCTCTTCGACGACGACCTGGACGCCGTCGCCGCGGCCATGACTGCGGCCCGCGCGGAGGCGATCGCATGACGAATGTGGGCAAAACATGGGCAGAGCCCCCGGTCGGCCACTCAATCGAGTGACCCGCCGGGGGCTCTTGCACTGTTCTGGATCGGACGTGACCCGCGGAATTACGCGTGATTCAGAAGTCCCAGTCCTCGTCTTCGGTGGCCTCGGCCTTGCCGATGACGTACGACGAGCCCGACCCCGAGAAGAAGTCGTGGTTCTCGTCGGCGTTGGGCGAGAGGGCCGACAGGATCGCCGGGTTCACGTTCGTGACGCTCGAGGGGAACATCGCCTCGTAGCCCAGGTTCATGAGGGCCTTGTTGGCGTTGTAGTGCAGGAACTTCTTGACGTCTTCGGTCAGGCCGACGCCGTCGTACAGGTCCTGCGTGTACTGCACCTCGTTGTCGTAGAGCTCGTACAGCAGCGAGAACGTGTAGTCCTTGATCTCTTCGCGCTTGGCCTCGTCGACCCGCTCGAGACCCTTCTGGAACTTGTACCCGATGTAGTACCCGTGCACGGCCTCATCGCGGATGATGAGGCGGATGAGGTCTGCGGTGTTCGTGAGCTTCGCGCGCGACGACCAGTGCATCGGCAGGTAGAAGCCGGAGTAGAACAGGAACGACTCGAGCAGGGTCGAGGCGACCTTGCGTTTGAGGGGCTCGTCGCCGCGGTAGTACTCCATGACGATCTGCGCCTTGCGCTGCAGGTTCGGGTTCTCGACCGACCAGCGGAAGGCCTCGTCGATCTCCTTCGTCGAGCACAGCGTCGAGAAGATCGACGAGTACGACTTGGCGTGCACCGACTCCATGAACGCGATGTTCGTGTAGACCGCCTCTTCGTGCGGCGTGATCGCGTCGGGGATGAGCGAGACGGCACCCACCGTGCCCTGGATCGTGTCGAGCAGCGTGAGGCCGGTGAACACGCGCATCGTGAGCGTCTGCTCGTCGGGGGTGAGCGTGTTCCACGACTGGATGTCGTTGGACAGCGGCACCTTCTCGGGCAGCCAGAAGTTGTTCACAAGGCGGTTCCACACCTCGAGGTCCTTGTCGTCCTGGATGCGGTTCCAGTTGATCGCCTGGACGTGATCCAGGAGCTGCAGCTTCTCAGCCATTGTCTTCCAATTCTCGAAAAAATGCCTGGTCGGAGCGCATTACAGCATGCAGCTGACGCACTCTGACATGTCGGTGCCCTCGAGCGCCATCTGCCGCAGGCGGATGTAGTAGATCGTCTTGATGCCCTTGCGCCACGCATAGATCTGCGCCTTGTTGATGTCGCGGGTGGTGGCGGTGTCCTTGAAGAACAGCGTCAGCGACAGGCCCTGGTCGACGTGCTGCGTGGCCGCGGCGTACGTGTCGATGACCTTCTCGTAGCCGATCTCGTACGCGTCCTGGTAGTACTCCAGGTTGTCGTTCGTCATGAACGCCGCCGGGTAGTACACGCGACCGAGCTTGCCCTCCTTGCGGATCTCGATCTTCGACGCGATCGGGTGGATCGACGACGTCGAGTTGTTGATGTACGAGATCGAGCCCGTCGGCGGCACGGCCTGCAGGTTCTGGTTGTAGATGCCGTGCTGCTGGATGCTGGCCTTGAGGGCCACCCAGTCGTCCTGCGTCGGGATGTGCTTGCCGGCGAACAGCTCCTGGACCTTCTCGGTCTCGGGCACCCATGCACGGTCGATGTACTTGTCGAAGAACGCGCCGCTCGCGTACGTCGAGTCCTCGAACCCGTCGAACGCGCGACCCTTCTCGATCGCGAGGTTGTTCGAGGCGCGGAGGGCGTGGAACAGCACCGTGTAGAAGTAGATGTTCGTGAAGTCCAGGCCCTCTTCCGAGCCGTAGTGGACGTGTTCGCGAGCGAGGTAGCCGTGCAGGTTCATCTGCCCGAGGCCGATCGCGTGCGAGCGGTCGTTGCCGTCCTCGATCGAGCGCACCGAGGTGATGTGACTCTGCTCGCTCACCGCGCTCAGAGCCCGGATGGCCGTCTCGACGGTCTTGCCGAGGTCATCGGCATCCATCGACAGCGCGATGTTCATCGAACCGAGATTGCACGAGATGTCCTTGCCGATCTCGGCGTACGAGAGGTCTTCGTTGTACGTCGTCGGCGTGTTCACCTGCAGGATCTCGCTGCACAGGTTCGACATGTTGATGCGGCCCTTGATCGGGTTCGCCCGGTTCACCGTGTCTTCGAACATGATGTACGGGTAGCCCGACTCGAACTGGATCTCGGCGAGGGTCTGGAAGAACTCGCGCGCGTTGATCTTCGTCTTCTTGATGCGGGCGTCATCGACCATCTCGCGGTACTTCTCGGAAACCGAGATGTCGCCGAACGGCACACCGTAGACGCGCTCGACGTCGTAGGGCGAGAAGAGGTACATGTCCTCGCCGTTCTTGGCGAGTTCGAACGTGATGTCGGGGACGACCACACCGAGCGAGAGCGTCTTGATGCGGATCTTCTCGTCGGCGTTCTCGCGCTTGGTGTCGAGGAACCGCATGATGTCGGGGTGGTGCGCGTTGAGGTACACGGCACCGGCGCCCTGGCGGGCCCCGAGCTGGTTGGCGTAGCTGAAGCTGTCTTCGAGGAGCTTCATGACGGGGATGATCCCCGAGGACTGGTTCTCGATCTGCTTGATCGGGGCGCCCGACTCGCGGATGTTCGACAGCAGGAGCGCGACACCGCCGCCGCGCTTGCTGAGCTGCAGCGACGAGTTGATGCCGCGCGAGATCGACTCCATGTTGTCTTCGATGCGCAGCAGGAAGCACGAGACCAGCTCGCCGCGCTGGGCCTTGCCGGAGTTGAGGAAGGTCGGCGTCGCCGGCTGGAAGCGGCCGGCGATGATCTCCTCGACCAGGTCGGTGGCGAGCTTCTCGTCGCCGTCGGCGAGGCCGAGGGCCGTCATCACCACGCGGTCTTCGAAGCGCTCGAGGTAGCGCTTGCCGTCGAAGGTCTTCAGCGTGTAGCTCGTGTAGTACTTGAAGGCGCCGAGGAACGTCTCGAAGCGGAACTTCTTCGAGTACGCGAGGTCGTTGAGCTTCTGGATGAACTCGAACGAGTACTTCTCGAGCACGGTCGGCTCGTAGTACTCCTTCTCCACCAGGTAGTCCAGGCGCTCCTTGAGCGAGTGGAAGAACACCGTGTTCTGGTTCACGTGCTGCAGGAAGTACTCCCGCGCGGCGCGCTTGTCGGCGTCGAACTGGATCTTCCCGTCGGCGTCGTAGAGGTTGAGCATCGCGTTCAGGGCGTGGTAGTCCATGCCCTCGAATCGCACCTCGGCCTTGAAGTCCTTCTCTGTCACTGCAGCGTCTGCCATCGTTCCAATCCCTCGCTCACGCGTTCCACGTCTTCAGGCGTGCCGAATACTTCGAGCCGGTACAAGTGCGGCACATGACACTTGCGGCTGATGATGTCGCCGGCGAGGCAGAAGTGCTCGCCGAAGTTGGTGTTTCCCGCGGAGATCACTCCGCGGATCAGGCTGCGGTTGCGCTCGTCGTTGAGGAACCGGATCACCTGTCGCGGAACCGCGCCCCGCTCCTCGCCGCGTCCTTGACCTCCGCCATACGTCGGAGTGACGAGGATGAACGGCTCGTCCACCACGAGAGCCGGATCCCCCGCATGAAGCGGAATCCGCACGGCCCGTGTGCCGAGCTTCTCGATGAAGCGCGCGGTGTTGCCCGAGACGCTCGAGAAGAAGACGAGCAGTGGCGCGTCCGTCACGACGCGCTGCGCCGTGAGGACCGACAT